CGTAGCCAACAGTTCGCAGGCAATCCCGAAGGCGGTAGCGGTGATGTAGTCTGCGAGAACTTCCCATTTCATATCGAAGGCAAGCGTTGCCAAGCATTAAAACCCGAAGAGTGGATGGAGCAATCCAAGCGGGATTGTCCGAAGGGCAAGATCCCAGCAGTATTTTTCCGCCGTAATGGACGCAAAGAGTGGCTAGTCATAATGACCGCCGACAGCGTGTGCGAATTAGCTCGACAGATCGCGCCTTCCAATGTGAAGATCGAATATGTACCCAGCAATCCTATGTCAACCACAGTTGGTGCTGGATTTTGGGTACACAATCAAGACGAACTTACCCCATACATACAACCAAAACTAAACCCAAATAAATAAAGGAGATACTACAATGGCACTAACCATAAGTGAATCGCAGAAGATGGAACGCAAGTTGCCCGAAGCTGGCGCAACCGTAGGCGTTCTCTACAGCCTAGTCGATCTAGGCCACCAGAAAACCAATTGGGACAACCAAGAGAAGTGGACACCTAAAGTTCGCTTGACCTTTGAGTTGCCCGATCAGACCGATGAGTACGAGGTCGAAGAGAATGGCAAACGCACCACGATCCAAAAGCCTATGGTCGTTTCCATTGAGCAGACCCGCAGCCTTGGCGAGAAAGCAAGCCTTCGCAAGCTTCTCGAACAATGGCGCGGTCAGACCTTTACCAGTAAGGAACTCCAAGCATTTAGCTTGAAGAACCTACTTGGTAAACCAGCTATGCTCACGCTGATCCACAAGACCAGCCAGCAGGGTCGGCAATACTGCGCCATCGCAGGTGCATCGAAACTCCCCAAGGGCATGAAAGCCCCAGCTACCACCACCAACGATCAGTTGTATTACGAGATCGAGCAGGGTGAGGCTGGTCAATTCAACGATATGCCCGATTGGTTGCAAGAGAAGATCCGCGCATCCAAGGAGTTTGCTACCGCTGCTGGCAAGTCCACGGCCACTAAGGTCGAGGTGGACGCAGACGGCAACCAAGTTCCGTTCTAGGTTATATGGCACTTACTATTACAAGTAAGTGGGATAGCTCCTCGGCTAATTCCAGATTGGTTACTGTTGAAAGCAGCGGCCACTGGTATGATGCCGAGGGGCGATCTGCCCACGTTATTCTAGGGAAGAATGGCAAGGAAAGAAACACTACTGTTGCTGACGCGCGCAAGATGGGATTGTTGCCATCGGTCACTAGCGTCCAAGGAATTTTACATAAAGAGCAACTTGTCTCTTGGAGAATTGAACAGGCCATAATGTCTGCATTAACTCTCCCAAGGGAGGAAGGAGAGGATCTAGGTGAATATGCGAAAAGAGTCGTCAAAGACAGCAAAGAACAAACAACCAAAGCAGCGTTGCACGGGACAGCCATGCACGTTGAGTTGGAGAACATCCTACTTGGAAGACCTGTATCCAGAGATGAGACGCTTGCTCCGTACATCAAAACATTCAGCGAGTGGGCAGAAAAGAATGTCGAGAAAACGTACTGGTGCGAAAAGGGTCTTGTCGGCGCAGGCTATGCGGGAAGGTGTGATGCCTACGTCAAGCTACGGGGTATTGGTGACGCTATCATCGACCTAAAGAATCGCAAGGTTAACAAGAAGTACAACGCCCCACCCTGGTATCCAACCGATGCGCAACAGCTTTGGGCATACAGGAACGCTAGCGAGAATCCAAAGGCAGCCTGCGTCTCAGTTGTTCTGGCATCCAATGATCCAGAATACATAGAGCATCATCAGTGGGACGAAGATGAACTCTACCAAGCTGGTATTGCCTTCTGTGCAATGCAGAAAGTGTGGGCTTGGGTTAAGGGATACACGCCTCCTGGAATGAAGTTGTGATCGACCCAGCAGATGTCTTATGGCTAGAAGGATTACTGGACGAATTCTATAGGAGTTTAGCAAAATGAATGCACCTACAATCCAAGAGATGGGCAATGCCGCGCAGGAGATAGTCTGGCGCGTTATGGGCAAGGGATCAGATAAGTCTGCCTACGGAGATTGGCTGGTGAAGGATAGGCCGACTCACGACTACCATATTGCCAGAGCGATTCGTCACCTAGCCACTGCGCAGATGCAATTGCACAAGTCCTCGCCTTGTCCAGATAATAACGGTGAAACAAGTGTTGACCATCTTGAGCGTGCGCTGGTAAGGTCGCTCTTCGTGTTAGCACAAATCAAAAAGGAAGTACCAAGATTATGATTATGGAAGATGTAAGTGTTGATTTTGAGTTTAATGGAGAAAAGTACACTGCGTATGGCAACGCAGAGATTGATACTATCACCGAGGATATTGGTCCAGTTGGCTACAGAGAACATTGCTTTGCCAAGGTGGTCAACAATGTGACCATGTCAAAGATTGAAATCTCAACTGCTACTGAGGACATCAAGAATCCAAGCAAGGAATTGCTGGAAAAGGCTGATGATCTTTTGTCTATTCAAGCAACAGAAGATTTTGACTCTAGGCAATGAAGATCACTCGCGTAGTTAAGATTGACGGAGGCTGGGAGCTTTACGGCATATCCGAAAAGGAAAAGAAAGAGATCCAGGTTGGATTCTGCGGCGAGAACCTACCGCTGGATGCTTGGGTTAGGATTGACAAATGAAGCTGGCCTTGTCTTGGATCTGTTATCAGATCGGTGATCTGATTAGCCTCACGCTGATGAGGTTTGGCTACGCCTACAGTATCTACAACAAGATGATGATCTGGTCATCCGCGCTGGATGAGCATGGAAAAATATGGAAGAACGTAAAATGAAAATAGGAACTATAAAATTTGGCAAGTCAAGACCAGCCCCAAAGGCAGTTATTGTCGATGTGTCTTACGATAAAGAGACTGAGGCAGCCTTGTTTAAGGCTGGATTAGATTTGTTAAAAAAGGATAAGGAAGCCGTGATTGAATATGTAATCCAAAAATCATTGGCATATCAATTAAAAAAATGAAACAAGCATTAGTCACACAATCGTTCGGTGAGGATTGGCAGAAGATTATTGATCTGACTAGGCCGAGGATGGAGGCGTACTGCAAACGCCACAGCACTGACTTCATTCTCATTGACAAGCCACTCACGCATCCAGCGCAATACTCTAAGTCAGCGATTGGAAACATCATGGCAACCAAGGGCTATGAGCAGGTCACATTCGTTGACGCTGATGTTCTGATTGCAAACGATTGCCCGAAGCTGTCCGAGGACGCTGGGGTGTTCTGTGCCTTTGACGAGGGAGCTTATCTGGATCGCAAGCCAGATATGGTCAAGCTGGCTGGAGCATTCGGCGGCGTGATCGAGCCTAAGTTCTACGTCAACACTGGCGTGTTCGTAGTTCATACCAAGGCCGTTGGCGTATTATCAATGCCACCCATTGGCCTGCACCCAAACCACTTTGCCGAGCAGACCTGGCTCAACGTGATGGCGCACCTGTGGGAAATTCCCCTAACCGATCTTGACCCATCCTTCAATTGTATGACCAGCGTTGAGTCGCACTTTGGATTGGACCGCTACAAGGATGCGATGATTATTCATTACGCTGGGCAATCAAACGATCTAACTAGATTATCTAACCAGATTAAAGAAGACGAAGCGAAGCTGGTGGGGCTGGGTCGGTGAGGTCAACCCAATTATGTCGTGGTGATTACGATGATAGGTTGCAGCAGTTGGCTGGAGAGGTTGCACTCCAAGCTATCCGTGACCTGCGGATGTTACGCAAGCGAGGGATGGTTAAGGGCATGAAGATAATTAAGGATCACCAAGGCGTGCCACTCAACGATGCGCTGGAGTATAAGAACTCGCACGAAGTACAGAAGCTACTGCGTGACTTCAAGACGGGCGTTGTCTCCTGGTGGTGCAGAGCCAGCGGGGTGCAGATCGACAATAGAACGCTGTTAAGGAAACTAAAGGAAAACGACTATGTTCTGCCTACTTGATCTGGCTGGAGTTGTTTGGGTAATCGGTTGGTTTGTGCTTTACAGTTCGCTGACTTTGTCTGCAATCTATTGCGCTGGTTACTTGATCTTCAAGTTAATCGAAATCATAAGAAAGGAACTAGACAGATGAAAAAGAAAGACAGAAAAATAACTCTGGTAAAAACATTGGAACAAAAAGCCGTAAGGGTAATGATCGATATTGACGATGATCTTTACGAGGCGTTGGCAAAGGCTGGCCGTCAGCACTTGGCTAAAGATAAGATGGCTTGCTTTGAGTACGCACTAAACAAGACGTTGCTGGAGCTATGCGAGGAACTCAAATGAGCGAGTTTAAGCAGAAGGTATTAACCGCTTCAGTAGATCGCTATGTCCTAACCAAAACGCAGTGCGAGATGTTGCGCCAAGATGCGGAAGTGATCGGGATGAAGCGTGCGCCAGTTCTGTCGAAGGATGGTGTAACACGTACGGTATCACGTACGCGAACCTGCTCATCGTGCTGGATTCCTTTCGCCAAGCATTACGAATGGATCTACAATGTGATGCGCGAGATTACGGAAGGCATCAATGCCGAGCAATGGCGTTTCGACATTCAAGGCATCCAACAGTTGCAGATCCTGCGGTACCGCCCACTACAGAAGTTCTCCTGGCACTACGACACCTACACATCAGAAGCACCAGTACGCAAGCTGACTGCGGTGGTGAACCTGTCCGCTCCAGAGGAATATATCGGAGGCGGGTTGCAGGCTAAGGCTGATATGGTGAATCCTCAGTTCATCCGCGAGCAGGGAGCAGGCTGCTGGTTTCCGTCCTACATCGAGCATCGTGCGCGTGCGCCTATATGGGGTACGCGCTGGGTGTTGGTAGCTTGGTTTACAGGACCTGCTTGGCGATAAAAATGGTTTACGTAATTAAAGATAAAAAGGCCGACCTATATAAAATAGGTTATTCGTGCAATCCAATTGATAGAATAAGATCATTTCAAATAGGAAGTGAGAACCTTGAGACTATTCTTATTATGCCAGGAGATAGGTCGAAAGAGAAAATTCTTCACAAGCATTTTTCACACAGAAGAGTTAGACACCCAAATCCTAAAGGTTTTACTGGCAATGGATGGACGGAGTGGTTTAGGTTAAGTCAAAAAGAAATATCCAGAATAAGAAATTTATACATAAAAAAGCTGGATTCTATGGAGGAAAAGATGGACTATCTTGAAAGAACTGTTCGCATTCAAGCTGGCAATGCCAAAATATTTTATTCGGTAATACAAAATCTTGAGGACACAATTGATAAAATATCTAAAATTTATATGGGTAAACTATGGGCAGATAAAAATTCTGGTGTCGATAGAGATATATTTAAAGACCCGATAGCTCTTGAGTTTATGAGTTACAAAAGATACTCCAATCTAAAAAAAGATTTGACCGACCTAACAACCCCCCATCAATAATGGCAACGCTCAACGAGAACATCCCTAGCTTCAAGGCTATGGTGAGGAAGTCATTCTTCACTAAGGACGAGGCAGACACGGAGTTTTACAACGTCTATGTCTTCGCCTTGCAATCTTGCGCTGGGGCAATCCTAACCTTCCACGTTATGACTGACTCTGGAATGCTGCGGAGTCGAGTGCCGCTATCGGAGATATACACTCACGAGCCAGAAACCGACATCCCATTCAACTACAAACAGCTTTGGGATTGCTTCAGCGAGAATGTAACCGTCACCGAGTACAGCTTTCTCGCCTACCATCGCGCGCAGATACTACTACGGGATGCGACTAAGGTTTGGGGTACATACTTGTTTACTGTGGATTGGTTTAACAACCCATACTCAGACGAGCCATCCGACTACAAGTGCGGTCACGTCTTCGCTGGTGACGATGGCTACTTACTCTGTATGCCCAACAACCGAATCTTCTGGCGGGATAGCAATTGGGTTACGAAGAAGTTGCCCGATAACTTAAAGCAGTTTCGGGTTGATACAGAACTACCCAGCGTGGAGAATCAGAGTGACAAGTGGGTGACAGAGGATACAGATTCGTTTTACTACGACATTAAAGAAAGGGATACACAATGAATGTAGAGGCCAAGAACAGATTGAAGTGGGCGCGGGATATGCTTGCCATCGCCAGGGAGAAGCTTGTCCTGGAGCGTAACCGCGCCACTCACGGACGCTCAGTGGATATGATCCAGATCATAACTATGGTGGATGCAGCCAGCCTGGTGTGCAAGGAAGTGGTGGGTGAGGAATGAGCATACGAGAAGACATCCTTGACCAGTTCGGTGATGATGCCGAAACGATGCTGTTCGCTGACGGATTTGATGACGCGATCATTGGGGTTGGCAATAAGTTTGGTGATCAGCTTTGCGCTATTTATGATGCCGACAAAGTGATTGACATACTTATGAAAGAAGGAATGGATTACGCAGAAGCTATGGAACACTTTGATTTTAATATTGCAGGAGCTTATGTAGGTGAGCAGACTCCGATCTTCATTCACAAAATAGAAAGGAACACTAAATGAGCGCGCTATATGATTGGGTCATTGTCGGGGCAGGATTGGCAATAGGAAAGCTTCTTGTTGCCATTGCGGTCATCACAATAGTCACAGCCATCCTTGCTGTGTTCTTTATTATAGAGGAGAAAACCAAATGAAACTATGGACAAATAACACTAACGCAATTCATAAAGTCGATGACAATATGCTCTACCCGCGCACTACCTATGTGCTGCCCGATGAGCTAACTGGACCAACCTGGGACGATTCAATCCCTTGCCCGCACAAGATCAAGCCGTACTACAAAGGCAGGGCTGCGGGTGGTGCAACAGCCGTGTACCGCGCTGGTGCAATTGGTGACGCGATCATCGCTACTGCCTTTGTCAACTACTTGGTGCAAGAGTCGGGTGGGGTTGTGGAGGTTTACGCTCCTGCTCGCAACCTACCTCTTTACGCTGGGTTGGGTGCAAAGCTGTGGCCGTTGCCTGCATCGTTGGAAGCTTGGGATTCTTTCGATGCCCACGTTCCGACTGACGATCTGTTCAGCGGGCAGGTGGGCAATACGAAGCTAGGCACTGGTCCTGGCAACTGCTACCAGCGGATCTACGAGTGGATGGGTGTGTGGGATGAGAAGACGATGGCTAAGTATTGTAAGCCAGTTCTGCATCTCATAGAGCCAGATCACGAAGAGTTGAAGGCGATGGGAAAGTGGCCGTTGCCTAGTCCGTTCTTTGCCTACCACGTTAGCAGTTCTGGTCCGACCCGTACCTACCCGCCAACGATGGGGCAGGAGGCGGTGCTGGCGTTGCTAGAGGCTTATCCAAAACATCACGCTGTCATCATTGGTTTGGATAACTCAAACAACTTCAAGGTGGATCATCCCAGGGTGATCGACCTATTCAACTGCACCAAGGCTGTGCGCTCGCTGTTCCCGATTATTAGCGGGGCTGACTTCGTTGTTGCGCCCGATAGCAGTGTCAACCACATGGCTGCTGGGCTAGATACACCGTGTGTGTCGCTGTGGGGTTCGTATGATCCAGCGGATCGTATGACTTACTATCCTAAGAACGTATCGGTGTTCAAGCCCGATACCTGTCCACACGCTCCTTGCCGACCGCACGCTGGGTTGCCCCAGGCTAAGTGTAAGGATGCGACCAACAAGACTCCCAAGACGCAATACTGGTGCAATGCTCTGCGGAATATAACAGCGCAGGATATTGTTGAAGCCAGCAAGAAGGCGATGGAGCTAGGCGCAAATGGATAAGAACTCCAATCGAAAGATTGGTGCTGTTGGGGTAATGCGCACCAAGGCCGAACTGCTTGCCAGAGGATTTGATGTGGCAGAGCCAGAGGTTGACTGCGGAGTTGACGTTGTGGCGTGGGATAGCGAGTTATGCGTATCAAGAATACAAGTGAAAACAACATCGAACTACTGCAAGAAAACTGGAGGAGCTAGATTCCAAACATCGAGAATGTGCTGGAAAACAAAAAGGCGAGATGGATATGGGGCATCCGATGTCGAGTTTGTGGTTTGCTATTGTATGCCAGCAAATGCGTTTTGGGTGCTTCCAGTATCAGAGGTGATTGGGAAAGTAACCCTATACTTAAACAAGGGCGATGAGCATTCCGAGAAATGGGAAAGGATTTCTTCTAATAAGGCAAGAATATTGGGAGATAAATTCAAGTCGATTAAGCAACTTGTGGATACAAACAGATGGCTTGAAAGTCAATTCGAGGACTTGAAGTCAAAGATTGATTTGCTCCAAAAAGAAATAAAACATTCAGATGAGCGCGAGTATAATTTGCATGATTGGTTGACCAGATATTCTGGTTACAACAGGAGGACTATTGAGCAGATAGCCAGAACTGGATCTAAGTTTGATGAGGAAGAGTGGCGTGCTTATTACGCTGCTAATGAAGAAAGGCTTGATAAAGATTACTCAAAGTTCATGGTACAAGGAAATGAAATCACTAGAAGAGCTTGCTTCCAATAACCCAATCCAGCGGATGGTACGCAGGGAGATCCTGCGACTGGTGTCCTCAGTGTGTCCACCACTTGAAACAAAGCTGGTTTGATTTATGACAACCCAACAACGACAAGCTGAAGAGATCGTAGGCCAAGTGGATTGGCAGTCCGAGAACCACGGGCTATGCAAATGCCCAGGCGAGGCTGCTCATACCAGCCATACGCGCATTAGAGATACAACGGTGTTCGTGGATGGCGCGCCGACTATATTCTGCTGGCATACTTCCTGCACTCCGTATCGTGATGAGGCTAATCGCAAGTTGCGCCGAGCTATATCGAGCGATGTACTTTACAAGCCAGTAAACATTATGTCGGGTG